GGATGCCTTTTAGGCGTCGCTGAATAAAATGCAGGTCGGTGGGCCGCCAAACGTAGGTTTCTGCCCCGGTGGCGTCGAGGGTACGGCACCAGTCGACTTGGGCTTCTGTGAGACGGCCTTTGATCGTCTTGCATTCGACGAACAGCAGGCCGTGGCGCTCATGGGCCATAACGAGGTCGGGGAAGCCGACGTGGCCCTGGACATGGGTGAGCCACCTGCCGGTGGAGCTCATGCCGGGGCGAACGTGGTGCACTTTCCAGCCGTGCAGGATGGCGAGGGCGATGACTTGATCTTGAAATTGTTTTTCGGAGATCGGCCAAGGCTCACTCACCGCGCACCGCCTTCAGTTCTGCCCGTAGGAGTTCAATTTCATCAGCGGCTTCATTTGCGGACCTCAATACCGATTCGCAAATCCCGCAATGACAAAGGTTATGCGGTTGCGTTTGACTAACCGCCTCGCCCCGTAGTCGGGTCACAATGTCATCACTCATGCCGGTGCCCGTAGTGCTTCCAGACGTTGACGACTTCGTTAGCCGCCTCAATTTGGTCGCGGGCCGCCGCCTGGAGCCGTAGGTAGTCCTCAAGCAGCTGGTTGTAATCACCGGCGAGGACGACGCGGATCCATTCGTTGGGTGCGATCTCGACAAAGTGGTATGGGTCGGCGTCGGGTCGGAATGGCCAGGGTAGTTCACTCATAGCGCGGCCCCGAGTTCGCTGGATGGCTTGACCGAGCGCGGCGGGCTTCCCATTTGGCCCGGCGGCGCGCCTCGAGGTCTTGGTAGTACGCGTCAAACGCCGAAACGATCAGCACAGCGAAGATGGCCGCGGCGCTGAACAGCACGACGTGGGTGATGAACCATTTGAGCATTAGAAGGGCTCCTCTTCGTCGGTGATCAGCATGGCAGGCAATTCGCCGCGCTTCAGGGACTCAATCAGCTTGGCCGCGTCGCTCGAATTAAGATCGGCGGGCAGCTGCGGCACCAGCGGCGGTTTCAGTTTGCGGCACAGGTCGGCGATGAAGATGCGCTGCTTTTCGGTGGCGACGCCTGACGGCTTGTTGCCGTATTGGGCGGGTTGGCCGCCGCGGCGCTCTACTTTTGCCATTTCTTCGCGTGACGCTTTTTTAGCCGGGTCGCTTGACGCATACCCGATCGCTGCGAGACATCGCCCTTGGGCACTTGTGGCACAGTTCTCGATTCGTGACGTCGAGTTCACGCCGCGGTCGGTTAGGATTTCTTCGGCGTAATCAATGCCAGCGGGCATCGGATCGTTTAGGTCACGGTAGACGGTGGCGCGAATGACGACGCGTTCGCCGTCGTCAAACACCATTTCGGTGTGTATCGCTCCGTTTGGATGGTCGGCATAAAACCGATGAATTCGGCTCGCTACCGGCTCGTAGTCGTCAAGGTTGAATGTCATGTTGGGGCTCCTTGGTTCAGGCTTTGGCTTTTTCGATCATGTCAAGCAGGTCGGCCGCGACGCGCAACTTCTCGCTGTATGTCGATGTCACCGGGATGAGATGTTCCGCAACTTGTACCAACGCCTCGACTATGTCGTTTTTGCGGTAGTCGGGAATGCGGTACTTGGGCTTTGGCGTCGCCTTCGGCTTGGCCGCGGTTGGTGTGGCTGCGGGGCGTCCACGCTTTTTGGGTGCCGGCGTGATTGTCGCCGGAAACGGGTCGTCGCCCAGGTCGTCGTTGTCGAAGATGTTGTTCATTGCACGGTTCCTTTTGTTGTTTGGGTTGTTACTGATGATCTGGTGCCCCACGGCCGCCAGCCGTAAAGCTTCCAAAGCTCTAGCCCGACTTTGAGGTTGCGCCTCGGGTCGGTTAGATCGGTTCGGGCTCGGATGTAGCCCATTCGGGTGGCCCAGCCGACGTTGCTGCCGTTGATTTGCAGCAGGCCGTATGAGCCTCCCCACGGGTCGCGTGGATTGTGCGCCGTGGGTGTGCACCGGGACTCGCGCCACATGATGCGGGCGAGTTCGTAGCGTTGCGATTTGGGCCAGCCGACCTGTCGTGCAAGGTTGACGTAGCGTTTGCATTGCGGTGACACAGCGGCGTTGGCCGGTGTGGCGGTGATTGTTGCGGCGATTAGCACGGCTGCCGCGGCTCGCCTAACGGCGGGCTCCTCGGTCGAGGGTCATTGCGGGGTTCCTTCCTTCGATCAGCGACCGCCAAATGGTCAGTCGTTGGGCGTGGTCGTGCGCGCCTCCGCGTCGCGCTGTCGTTGTCGTGCCGGTGTTCTCTAGGACTCCTGCACGGCTGGCCGCCAAAAGCCTAGCGGCGAGCCCTTTGCCGACTGGGAACGTGGCGGGCAGTTCGGCCCATACGTCGTCGGCGGTGATAAACGTTTTTTTGGCTGCGGCGTTGCGGATCGCCTGATCGACAGCTGCGGCTTGTTGGGTTGTCCATTTGGCGTCAGCCGAGCCTTGGGAAAGCTCAAGGCCGCGTTCAAGGTTGCCGATCGGATCCTGTACACAGACGTAGTGGGCGTCTGTTTGGCCGATCATCATTGGCCGCTGACAAATGCGGCAAAGCGGGTATTTTTTCACGTTTCCTCCTGGTTGGGGTCAGGGTGCGAACGACTTTAGCGAACTTTACGCCGAGGGTGTGGGATTACCCACAGTACTGCCAATGCCAGGCTTCAAACTCGGGTGACGACGGGTCGTCCGACTGCAGGTAGAAGCCGAAGGCGGGGGCGTTGGCGCACAGCCAGTCAAGCACTTTGGTGGTGGTGACGTCGAGGTCGATGGCGAGGCCGAGGCCGTGGTTTGATTTGCCGGGTGTGGAGCTTGGTGCCATACCAGGGCGCAAGTACCAGGTTGCGCCGTCATAGGTGCGAGTCACTTGTGGTTTGCGTCCGTGATCCGTTTTGGAATACCGCTGCTTAAACAGCCCAAGCTGCGCGTCAAACGATCGGTAGTCGCCGACGTTGCGAAGCTTGATCCCTGCCTTGGCGGCCTGATCGTACATTCGGTTGAAGGCTTCGGCGGCCTCGACGTACATTTGGCCGCCACACTTGACCGGGCGAAGGATCTTTCCCGAGAGTTTGCCGTTCGGGACAGCTTGTAGGGCCCTGGGGACGACAAGTTTCTTGTAGGGGTACTTTGATGCTTTTTTGGGCTTTTGGGCTGCCTGAGGGGCTTGTGCGGGCTTTGGGGCGGCTTTCTTGGCGGCTTTCTTTACGGCTTTCTTGACAGCCATCACGCGCCTTTCTCTTGGAGCACTTGAAGGACTTGCGTGTCGACGGCGACGATTGCCCACAGCTCTTGGCCGCGGGGCACGAAGAATGTCAGCGGGGCGGTGTGTTTGGCGGTTTCTAGGCCGTTTTCGGCTGTCACGTCGGATCCGCCGAGGTAGACGGTGCCGTTGCCTTCGACGTGCGTGTAGACGTATTGCGCGAAAGAGTTGCTTGAGACGACTTTGACGGCTGTGGTGCCGATCGTGTGTTGTGTCGATTTCATCAGTCAGGGATCCCGTCGTTGTTGGCGTCTTTTTTGCCGCTGGTCGAGATCATGACACCGGACAAGGTGCCGGACAGGAACAGGACGATCGGCGAGATCAAGTTCAGCAGCTCTTTGTCCGTTTCAGGCATGGTCGGGCCTTGGGGGATGAAAAGCAGGTTGATGAACACGGCGACCATTGTCAGCACCAGGGTGCCGGCGAGCGTGATGCCAACCCAAAAGCGGAGCCGGGCGTTCAGCTGCTCGGGTGTGTACGGCGGTCGGTTTGGTTGCAGTTTTTCTAGCACGATCGGGCCTCCCCGTAATATATCGTGGTTGACGGTGGCGTTTGCCAGTTCAACGCTTTGTTTTTGGTTCTTGTCACGGTGGTGGTTGGGCAGTTGATCCAGACTTTGTTGTTGCAGCTGCTAGCCAGCACGGTGAGTAGCGCCGCCACGATGGCGACGCGGGTTTTCATTCTGTGGGTGTCTCCTCGGTATAGGTGGGGGCGGCGGCTTTGTCGGCCTCGTATTGGGCTAGTTCGTCGTCGTTCATTTCACGCTCAATGTGTTCGCCCGTTAGATAGTTCAGGCCGCTAATTATTGGTCGAGTCATGCTTGTCTCCAGCCGTACACGCGCAATAATCCAGTCATTGTTGCGCCGGTGTTCATGTTTATTTGGAACCCATCGTATGAGGTTGATGCGCTGTGTTGCCCCCGCACGCACCCGCCGGCATAGTTTGAATAAGCCGACACATAATCAAAAATCATTTGGGTTTGTTGAGCAACAAATGGATCGGTCAAAACGACGGTTGTAAGTGTTTTCGAACTGTTTGTAGCCGCTGAAAACAAAATCTGGTTTGCGTTGTTGCCTTGTGCGTTTGTCGCATTCCCTGTGTGGTAAAACTGCAAGCCGCCGTAGTAATAATTGGTGGCAGAGGCGGTGCCGCCTGTACGCAATCGAAACTGAAACGATCCGGTGCCGCTTTGGTCTGTGGTTTCCCAAATGACGGTGTATGTGTCATACGTTGCGGTAAAACAGCCGTCGATAAACGCTGTAGCGGCGGCAGTAATTGTTTTAGCTGTAATGTACACCCAGCCGCTATTGGCCAAATAGGTGTTGGTGTCGGCGGCGGTGAGGACTTCGCCGGTTGTGAATGTTTTAACTGCCATTAGAACCCCAGTCGGTTGTTGTCTAGTTTGCCAAACGTGGCGTTGTCGAGAATGAGATAGTTCGTCAAATCTGCTCCCGTGACGTTGTAAGTGATGCGGGCCTGTTGCGGTGTGATGCTGAGATACCCGCCCTGGCTGAGCACGGTGTAGTTGGTGCCACGAAACCCGATCGTGAATTGAATGCCGGTGTGACCAAACAGGGACATCGGCCAATAGCTGCTTAACGTGTCGGAGATGAAGCTGATCTGGGTTGGCGCGGCTGATGCTCGATCTAGTGCGCCGTCGACCCATTGGGCCAGACTGAGGGCTTGGGCGGTTGTTTGGTCGTAGGTGTTGAGTGTGACAACTCGGGTGCCGGTGCCGCTCGACTGTGTTGCCAGTCCAGCAGGCTCAACCAACACTTTGGTGGCATAGTTTTCGGCTAGTCCAGCAAACACCAGTTTGTCGTAGGGTTGGCCGCTGCCCGCTGTGCCGTCCGTGAACGCGACGAGGCCGACGCCTTGCACCTGGCTGCGGCCCGAAAACTCGACAAAGTCGATAGTTTGCTGGGCTGTGAACATTGAGCCTTGTTCTGTTCGCACCAGCTGGTTAACGACATCCAATACGTTAGTTTCGTTGAGGGTTTGTGCGCTGACCTTTGAAACTGCGCCAGGGTACGACATGCTGACACCAGCAAGTCCGGCAGCTGCGCTGGCCGCGGCCCCAGTTGTTTGCCCGGCTGTCAAAGTTATGTTTTGAAACGATCGTCCCATCTTGGCGATGGCGTCCTCACAGGTGATTTCCCATGTGTCGGCTGATGAGACGATGCCGTAGTTCACGCGGTAATCGGTGACGCGGAAAATGCCAGAAAAGCCAGATGCCTGATTAGTCAGGTCGTTGGCGTATCTGATCCAAATGCCGTCGTTTATGTTGATTGTGGGCAGCAGGTCGGGTCGGCGGCCTCGGATAATTGCTGTGCTGGCCGGGAAGTTGTCGAGCAGTTTTGTGCGACCATATTGAATGTCGACTGCTTGGATGTTTGTGATTTCGTTGCCTGGTGAGGCTGGCGACACAAACGGGTAAGTGATTTTGAGCGTGAAGTCCATTAGGCGGCAATTCGGATGGGTACTGCACCGTTCTGGAACATGTAGCGACGTAGGGCGTCGACTACGGCTTGCGGGTCGCCGCCGTTGACGTTGATGGTCACGTTGTTGCCCATCTGGCCCATCCGGTCGAGCGGCACCACAGCCTCCGGGCCTGCCTCGCCAACCAGCGCAAGCGTCGGCTGCATCACTAGGCCGCCGTTGGCGAGCTCTGGGATGTTTGGTACGTCGAAGCCTTTGCCGCCGAGCCCCGGCACCCACGATGGTATTTTGAACGACAGTTTGCCGATGGTGTTGTTCCAGGCTTTGGCGATGGTGTTGAACATCGTCTTGTAGACGGTGAGGTATGCCCCGACAGCGGTTTTGATGGCGTCGACTGTGCCGGTGAACGCGGCCTTGAGGGCTTTGCCGATGCTGTTGACGATGTCGCGGAACGGCTCGAACTTTTTGTAGGCGAGGACGACAGCTGCGCCGATGGCGACGATGGCTGCGGTGGCCAGGACGATCGGGTTGGCCGACATGGCCAGGTTGAACGCTTTTTGGGCGACTGTGGCCGCGGTCTGGATGACTGTCCAGGCTTTCATGGCCGCGTTGGCGACAAGGACGGCTGCGGCGATTGAACCGAAGCCGACGCCCAGCGCAACGATCAGGTCGGTGTTTTCCGAAACGAATTTGGCGAGATCCTCAAGGTATGGCAGCAGCTTCTCAATGATCGGGATCAGCGCCGCGCCGATCGACTCCTGAGCTTCGCCGATCGCGGTCTGCATCCGCTTAAACCGACCCTCGGCTGTTTCGGCTGCCGCGGTGGCGGCCCCGCCGAACGTCTCTTCCATGATTTTGCCGAGCTCTTGGAATGACGCGCCTTCCTTGACCAGCCCTTTCAAGGATGGGTCTAGTTTGGCCAAGGCGGTCGTTTGGCCGTTGTAGGCCTTGCTGAGGGCCTCTGAGACGCTTGTGAGGTCTTTGCCGGTGGCCGCCGAAATGTCCATCGCCAGTTTCAGGTTTTCGGTGGCGAGACCTGTTTCGCCCATGCCGCGGGCCAGCACCGAAAGGGCGTTGCGAAGATCGGTGTCGGCGACGCCGGTGGCCAGCGTCATCGACGAGATCATGTCCTCGGTCGCGTTGACCTGGGCGTCGGTTGCGCGGGTTGAGATCTTCAGCTGACGCGCCAATTCGGCCGACGACTTTTGATCCTCCATCGCCGCCTTGGCTGCGGCGGCTCCAGCGATCGCTAGGCCGCCAAGCGCGGCCGCTGCCGGTATCGCGGCTTTCTTGATCGCGAACTGGGCTTTCTGGCCAGCCGTCTCAAGCTGTTTGAATTCTTGGACGGCTTTGCTGATGCCTTTGCCGTCAAACTCGGTGATGATGGGTATTTGGATTGACATTTAGCGCAAGCTCCGATTGTTTTTGATTGCCTGTTCGGCGTCGCGCATGATTTGCTTCACGAGGTTTTCTAGTTCGCGTTGCACCTGGCTGTCGGCTTTTTGATAGGCGCGCCACATGACGCGGGACGGGTTGCCGAAACGCGAGTTGAGCGCGGCGATCATCCGAGCGCCCTGCGGCGTCGAGGCTTGGCCAGAAGTGTCAAACAGCACAGCGGTTGGGCCTTGCCAACGGACGCCGAACGCGGCCAAGTTGCGTGTGTAGTTCCCGTACGTGCGCGGCTTTTTGCCCGAAATGTACGCCTTCTGATCGGCCTGCCATTTCATCCATTGCACCATTTGCCGACGGCCGCCAGGGAAGTTCATTTCCCGCTTGGTGGGCTTGCGTGGCTGCCGGCTGCCGCCGCCGCCACCGTAAGGCAGAACGGGCTCTGAAGATCCGCGGGGCGTCCAGTTGCGGTTGAAACCTGACAGCGGCGCTTTTGTGGGCGTGAGCTGCTTTGCGTCGGTGAGGATCGGCTGGACGATCTCTTTGTAGTCGCCGGTGATGCGTCGACGGAGCGGCTTGTCTAGTTCGTTTAAGGTGCGAAGCGCGTCTTTGAGGCCAGCGACTTCAATGCTTGATTGTGCTGTCACTTGTGGCCTCCTTTGCGCTGCTTGTTAATGATCTCGATGGCTGTGGCCAGATCTCGAGCGGTGAATTCGATCTCTGGCGGCCAGAACCCGGTGGCGACTAGGAGTTCGGCTAGGCCTCGGCTCCAGGTGCCACTTGGGAAGGGTTTGCGTCATCGCCCGCCACAACGTCAAGTGTGACGATCTTTTTGAGGTAGTCGTCAAACACAAGCGGGACGGTGATCCCTGCCGTTTTGCTGGCTTCGTAGGCGAGGAATGCGAGATCTTCGGCACCGATGCCTGCTGCGAGGTCACCAGCGCGACGCTTAAATTTGCGTTCCCAAGTGACGACGTTGAACAGGTTTGTGGTGACAAGCTTGGCTCCTTCGCCGGTGTCGACGCTGATTTGAATTTTCATGGTTCTCCTTGCACGGTTGGAGGGTTGGATCAGGTGATGTCGCGGGCCCAGGTGCCGCCGGTGAAGGTGACTTCCTGGGTTGAGAGCTCGCCGACGGTCGAGTTGATCGGGGTGAACGACTCGAGGAAGCAGCCGGTGATCGTGTACTCGGGGTTGTCGGCTGCTTCTGTCGTGCCCGAGGGGCTGATGACAAGCGTGGCGCTGCCGGTGTTCACGGCGTCGTAGAGGGCCGCTTCGACTTCGCTCGCGCCGTAGCTGTTGAAAAGCGTCAGGCTGACTTCGACGGATTGCAAGCCTTTGGTGAACTTGTGCCCGGTGTCGCCGAATGCAGTTGATTCGAGGGCGTCGTAGCCGGTGGTGATGGTGGCCGCGCTGCATTGGTCTGACAGGTCGTAGGTGGTAGCGCCGACGGTCAGGTTCACAGTCGCATTCCCCAGGAACGTGAGTGTTGCCATTGTTAGTTTCTCCTTGCCGCGATTGCGACTGTCAGGTTGTAGGCGGGTATTACTTGATCGCCAACGGTGACGGTGGCGGGGCGGCCGCCGGTGACGGCCAGGGTTGTCGACGCCATGATGGTGTCGGCGG